CATCTCGCCCAGCATGGCCCCCAGAACCTCGTAGTCCTTTTTGGACATGACGTCGTCGCGCTGGATCCCCAGCGCGCGGAACGCAGTGGAGTGCAGGGTGCGCATGTGCGGGAAGTGCTTCCGGTCCACCTCGAAACGAGCCACGGCTCGGTCGAGGAACTCGTTGATGGCCTTCCGGGAGAACGAGCACACGGCAATGCGCGACGGGTGGATGCCGTCCTGCAGGGCCTGCTCTAGGATGTCCATCAGGGCCGTCGTCTTCCCGCAGCCGGGAGGTCCGAAGATCTGGGTGACGGTCATGTTCTTCTCCTAGAATGGTATTTCGCTGCTGATGTCTTGGATCTCGTGCGGCTCGGGCTCCTCGTCGTACTCCTTGACCCACCACACGCGGACCGAGGACCTCTTTCCGTCCGTCTTGTAGTAGTTGATCTTTTTGTGGCAGGACTCCTCCCCGGTGATGCGCTTGAGTTCCTGCTGGATCTTCCCGGGGGTGTACTCGGTGAACGACCTGCTGCGCAGGAAGTTCTCGAGGGCGTCCATCTTGAAGTGGATCTTGCCGTCGTTGTACCACGGCTTGCCGTTGTTCACCTCGGCAGCCTCCAGCGCCTGAACGGAGCCGGTGCAGAACTGCTTCAGCAGCTCCTCGAACCGGCCCTCGTTGGTCAGCTCGCGCGGCACCTCGATGAAGACCGCCTCCTTCAGCATTCCGTTGATGATGCCTGTCCAGTCCTGCTGCTTCATCGTGCTGGGCATGAAGTGCGTCTGCTCCAGCACCTTCTTCTGCCAGCGCTGCTGGTTCTGCAGCGCATCGGAGTCGAGCTCGACCCGCTTCCCGTTCACGTCCATGAAATAGTACGGCGGCTGCGTCAGGATCACGGTCAGGCCGCCGACCGTCGCCCTGCTCTCGGTGTCGCCGCCCACGCCAAACGGGCAGTTCCGGCAGGCCAGCTTGTCGCAGTGGGACTTGAACGGCTCGATGTCGCAGGTCGGCCCGTAGTCCTTCTTGTCGAGGGACTTCTGCAGGTTCACGACCTCGGTTGCTCCAAGGGGTGTCGTGAAGATCTGCCCGTTGAAGCTCTCCATCTGCATCTTCCAGTCGTCTGGCCACTTACGCTTGCAGTACAGACCCACCATGAAGAGGATGAGGTTGCGGTTCTCGGACACCGGTCCGTCCCGCAGGATGTACCGCAGGCAGGCGTACCCGTCGCTGAACCACTTCCGGCTCCCCGCGATCTTCGACATGTCGATGGCGGACGGTGAACACCGGATCGCCTCGACCGCGTCGAGGAACTCGTCGAGGCTCATCGCCTCCCCATTCTCGTCGAAGCAGTAGCGCGTCGTCGTGTCCGCGTTGTGGTAGGGCATGTTGATGAAGCTGCCGAGGTCGCCGCGCTCGGACAGGATTTCGTCCTGCTTCGGGAATATCTCGCAGCCGGAGAAGCCCAACGCGATGGAGATCTCGGTCAGGTATTCGCGGATCAGGGATGCCGGGTACCAGTCGTCGAGGAACAGGTACACATGCGCGCCGCCGGACTTCGACCGGCACAGCAGCATCGGGAGCTTCGCGTCTCGTATCTTCTTGTTCAGCGCCGCGAGGTCGAGGTTGTACGTGTCGATGTCCATCGCACCGAACTTGACCATGTTCTCAGCCGTGATCGGAACAGCGCCGTAACCCTGTCCTCCGTTGATGTGCTCCTGCACCATGTCCACGGTCATCGGACCACGGATCATCATGCTCTTCGCCTCGGCCTTACCACCCCGACCAATGCGGCCGACAGTCGTCTTGCCGTGTGCGTGGCCCGACCCCTCGAACACACGCAGCAGTCGTTCTGCCTGCGTCATAGTTCCTCCGCTTCGTCATTGAGGTGGGCGGCCCATGTATCATGACGCGATACACGGGCCGCCCGAAGGCATCAGAAGGGGATATCTTGATCCGCTTCCTGACGAGCTGCGGACTGCTCGTGCTCATCCGGCGCGGCCTTCACCTCGCCTGCCTCAATGGACTTCCGGAAGGTGCGCGCCTCTTGGTAGAGGTCCCTGTCTTCGACAAGCCCGACCTTCTCGACAGCCCAGTTGGACCACGAACCTTGGTCATTGGACTCCTCGACGGAGCGGAGCTTCCACATGGTGGCGAACACCGGGGGCGTGACCTTGCTGCCATTCGGAAGGGTCACCTTCTGCATGGCGATCTGGGTCTTCCAGCGGCGGCTGACCTTGAGCTGTGTGGACTTCATGTCGATCACAGCGGGCTGGAAGCCACCGTCTTCGTCCACGATCAGGCAGAAGTGCTGGTCACTCTTCACGAGCTCGTTGCCGTTGGGCAGGATCTCCTTCGAGCCGGACCGAGTGGTCTGCTGAAGCACCGGATTGTTCGGGTTGATCTCGCCCCGGAACCCGCCGCCCATCTCGCGAGGCGTGAACTCGAGATACTTCGTGGTCTGGTAGCAGGGGATCACGGTGAGGCCTTGCTCCCCGTCCCAGTACTGCCCGGTCACGTTGTTGAACGCATCGCCCGAGGAAGCGCCGTCGATGTACTCGGCCTTCTTCTTGTTGAGCTGGGGCGACAGCGCCTGCAGCAGGCGGACGAACGGGATCTGCATCTCGTCAGCGGAGAAGGCAGCGCCCTCGCCCGCGTCGAGCACCATGTCTTCCAGCAGGGCGGCCGAGAGGGCCGTGTTCTTCGCGGTTGCGACTTCGTTTGCCATGATTACTTTCTCCGAATCTCAGCAGCGTTGACGATGTAGGCCCCGAACATGTCGAGGTCGATTGCCTTCCCGTTCTCGAAGCGCTCCTTGACGAAGGCCTTGAGCGTCATCGGGTGGATGGCAGTCTTGGTCTGAGGGTCGAAGCCCTCGGCGCGCAGGCGGTCAACGAGGTCGCCTGCCACATTGTCTTCACCACGGCCGAAGCTCAGCGACACATCGTTCTTGATGATGTCGTCGAGGCCGTTGGACCGGAGCCAGCCGTACGCCTCGTCCTTGCGCTCGGCAGGGATAGACGCATGCACGATCAGCTTGCGGGCAACGGTCACGCCATCGACGTCGAGCCGCTCCACGCCCATCTCGTCCATGAGAGCCGGGATCTGCTCGGTCGAGAGCTTGTGCTTCTGCTGCTTCAGAGCCTTGAGGTGCTCTTCCGTGTCCGCGATCTCCTTCTCCACGGAGCGGAGGGAACGGACGAGGTTCGACAGGGACTTGCCAGTGTCGGTGTCAACGCTGCCGAAGGCCTCGGCGTCGTCGAAGATGTCGTCGAAGATGTCAGTCACAAGTACAATCCTCTTCAGGTTAGGGGGTTGATCACAGGCAGCTTGTTCGTTACCTGTAGGCAATCATCTAGACGGAGAACGAAACCATGTCAACGACAGTCGATCAGAAAACGTTCAAGACCACCCCCTACCAGCATCAGATGGACGCCTTGGCGGCCGGTGCGGAGCGGGAGTCCTTCGGGTTTCTCATGGAGATGGGGACCGGGAAGTCGAAGTGCCTGATCGACAACATGGCACACCTGTACTTGAAGGGGAAGATCAACTTCGCCCTCGTGATCGCGCCCAAAGGCGTCTACCGCAACTGGGTATCGAAGGAGATCCCGGAGCACCTGAGCGACGGCATTCCTCGCCGCGTGATCCGGTGGGTGGCCAACCCGAACAAGCAGCAGAGCGAAGAGCTGAAGTCCGTTGGCGCCCCGTTCGACGGGCTCACCATCTTCGTCATGAACGTCGAAGCGTTCTCGACACAGAAGGGGAAGACCGCCGGTGAGTGGTTGGCCAAGCGCCTCGGCGGCAAAGGCCTGATCGCCATCGACGAATCGACCACGATCAAGAACCCCAAGGCGAAGCGGACCAAGACCCTGCTGAAGATCGCGGCCGGGTTCGCGTACCGCCGGATCCTCACCGGATCGCCCGTGACCAAGTCGCCCATGGATGTCTATGCGCAGTTCGAGTTCCTCGGACCTCGGCTCTTGGGCCACGAATCCTTCTACACGTTCCAAGGCCGCTACGCTGTCATGGTGAAGCGCAGCATGGGGCGGCATTCTTTCAATCAGCTGGTGGGGTACAAGAACCTCGAAGAGCTGACCGGGCTCGTCGATCAGCACAGCTTCCGTGTCCTGAAGAAGGACTGCCTCGATCTGCCTGAGAAAGTCTACACCGCCCGCTACGTGTCCATGACGGACGAGCAGCGCCGGATGTACACGCAGATCAAGGAGTACGCCCTGACCCTCCTCGACAGTGGAGAACTGGTATCCACGCCTCAGGTCATCACCCAGATGCTCCGCCTCCAGCAGGTGCTGTCTGGTCACCTGAAGACGGACGACGGGGAGATGGCATATTTCCCGAGCAAGCGCATGGAGGCGCTGGTCGAGGCGCTCGACGAGCACGACGGGAAAGCAATTATCTGGTCCCGATTCCGCTATGATATCCAGCAGATCGTGCGTGAGCTCGAGGACAAGTTCGGTGCCGGGTGCGCGGCCGCGTACTACGGGGACACGGGCGATGACGAGCGCAACGACATCGTGCGGAACTTCCAGAACCCGGACCATCCGCTCCGTTTCTTCGTCGGCAACCCGGCGACGGCGGGCTACGGACTGACCCTGACCGAAGCGAACCTCTGCATCTATTACGCGAATGACTTCAACCTCGAAACGCGCATCCAGTCGGAAGATCGAGCGCACCGCATCGGCCAGAAGAACAACGTCACCTACATCGACCTCATCACCGAGGGCACCATCGATGAGAAGATCGTGGCCGCGCTCCGTGCTAAGATCGAGATCGGTGCCAAGGTACTTGGAGAGGAGGCCCGCGAATGGCTCAGCGTCGGAAAGTGAAACCCGCATACACCGAAAAGGTGCAGAGGATCCTGACGAAAGGGCGGCACCGGGAGATCAAGGTGTCAGAGATGCGGGACCAGCTGGCAAAGGAGATCGGCCTCACCCCAGAGGTCGCCGCCGCCTTGGGCAGGGAGATGCGCCTCAATGGCGCCGGGGTTGCCCCGAGGAAGCAAGTGGGATACAAAAAGCCAACAAGGAAAGAGGTTTAACATGGCCAAGGAAGAGCTCAAGTTTCGCAACGTCGCTGTCCTCCGGGACGACCATGAGCGACTCCGCCGTCTCGCCGACCACGACCAGCGGTCCATGGCCCGGGAGCTGACGGTGCTGATCCGGAACGCCTACATCGAAACCTTCGGTGAGGACATCGTAGAAGGGGCCGCGTGAGCGGCCCCTTTCCTTTACTGATCGACCTCGAACTCGTTCGCCGACAGCGCCCACACCACCATCGAGGCCCGGTCCTGCCCCGCCCGGCGGTACACATCCGCGCGAGCAATGGTGCCGACCTTGTGCATGGCGCTGCAGAGGGCGTGCATCTCCGTCGTCCCGAGGCTCGGGTCACCCATCACCTTGACCAGCGTGCCGGTGCAGGTGGGGCCCGTGTCCCGCAGGTGCTGCAGGATCCGGTCCTTGACCGTGGGCTCGGCCGCAACGTCCGGTGCTACTACCTCGGGCGGGTCGTCGTAGTCCTGATCCACCGTGACCACGACCCGGCGGGGGTTGTCCGCCCGGATCGCCCGGAACGGCACGTCGTCCCGCCGGTCCTCGTAGTTGGGCAGGATCTGACAGGTCACCGTGTCACCCTCCCGCAAGCCCACAGCGGAGACGAGGCGAGCGTTCAAGAACACCCGATCCCCCTCCGCCGTGACCCCGAAGCCGCAGCCAGAGAAGGAGATGGTGTCGAGGAACACCCGCACCTCCTTTGCCGTGGGGAACTTAGTGAAGGCCTCTGCGCGATCCATTCTTGTCTCCTTCCATGCCTTGAACCTCTTGCTCCACCGCAGACAGGATCGAGCGCACGGTCTGGTCGTACGTGTCCCTGTCGAAGCCGAGCCTGACGGACGTGAGGATCGCTGTCACGATCACCGGAGTCACGATCAGGGGATTGGCACCTCGGTTCGACCAGTGCTGCATCATGCGCATGGTCTCCATCTTCGCCAGCCTGAACTGCTCCTGAACAGACTCTTCTACCTCCTCGTCCGTCGGCTCGTAGACGTCGTCGTCTTGGTCGTCGATCATTGGTCCTTGGTCCTTGCTTCTTCGTACGCGTCACGTACCAGCTCGAGCAGGTACTCCATGACAGTGTCCACGCCCAGCTTGGTGCACTCGTTGTAGAGCCACCACTGCTGGTCAACGTCGAGGTCCGTCAGCACGCTCTTCGCCTGACCAAAGGTCAGGCCGGACATCTCGGCGGCGTGCTTGATGCTACGCCTGCCCACCAGCGGAGGCAGCTCCTTGTTGCGGCGGGCGCGGTACACGATGCCCTCCACCACCCGGTAGTGGATGCCGGTCTTGATGCCGATCTGCTGGGGGGGCAGGCGGTC